CCGCTATGTCAAGACTGTCATGGCTGACAACCTGAACATTGACCTCAAGGACAATGATGGTGGGTTCAACTGCGGTAAACCTGCTGGCTACATCCAAGACTTCAAGGCTCTGCCTGAGAAGACACAGGAACTCATCAAGCAGATTAAGCGTGTTCGTGTTGTGCTTGGCACTGTCGAACTGGTCAATGCCACAGACGCATCAGGCAATCCTGTGGACGTAGATGAGACTGCATTCATCTGGGAAGTAGAGAACCGTGATGCGTTCAAGAACGTGGGTGGTGCCTTTACTCAACTCGCTAAGATGAAGCGACTGCCTGTGCAGCACATGATTACTGCGAATACAGAGGAGCGTAAGATTCCTACTGGTGCAGTCTTCTACCTGCCAGTCGTGTCCCTTGACGTAACCAAGACCCTTGACCTCACAGACAAAGAGCAGGGCATGTTTGGTGACTTCATGCAGTGGGTCAACAACTACAACGAGTACATCATCAATGCATGGGCAGAGAAAGCTAACTCCCATGATGACGAGGATGATGAGGTTATCGTTGACGGCATCGTTGACATCGAAGTTGAAGAGGTAGCGTAATGAACCACCCTGCTGAACTGGCTGTGCATCAGTACATGGAGAACGCTGTTAAGGGTAAGTCCTCAATGTCAGAGGATACCATTAAACAAGTGGGTCAAGATGTAATGAACGCACTTCAACGCCAGTTTGGTGGGGGTAACAAGCGAGATAAGTTTGGTCTGCGCATGTCCAATGTGGGCAGGCCAACTTGTCAGCTTTGGTTTGAGAAGAACGAACCAGAGAAAGCGTTACCCTTTCCTACAACATTCGTAATGAACATGATGCTTGGGGACATCGTAGAGGCAGTCTTCAAGGGTCTTCTCAAAGAAGCAGGGGTGAAGTATGAGGATGATGAAAAGGTTACTCTACAGCTTGATGACGATACATCCATCACTGGCACCTATGATATTGTTATTGACGGTGCTGTTGATGATATTAAGTCAGCATCTAATTGGTCGTACACTAACAAGTTTGAATCCTTTGACACTCTTAGACAGGGTGATGCTTTCGGGTATGTAGCACAGCTTGCTGGTTACGCCAAAGCATCAGGCAAACGTGCTGGTGGATGGTGGGTAGTCAACAAGGCAAACGGCGACTTCAAATATGTACCGGCTACAGGCATTGACGTTGATGCAGAAGTTGGTAAGATTAAAGACACAGCCGATACTATGGAAGAGAACAGGTTTGAGCGTTGCTTTGAGGCAGTGCCTGAGACATTCCGTGGTAAGCCTACAGGTAATACTATACTTGGCACTGAGTGTGGTTTCTGCCGGTACAAGTTCTCTTGCTGGCCGGGACTGCAGGAACGTCCTGCTGTGGCGTCACAGGCGAAGCAGCCAAAAACGGTGGCGTATGTCTCTCTTGCAGATGAGTATAAGACAGACAAGGACTTCTTTGAAGGCAGGGCTATGTAATGCCTAACGCAAAGCAATTCCGTGCAGCACGGAAGTATGGATATAGGAGTGGTCTGGAACACAAGGTATCCCTTTATCTTGACGAACTGAAAGTCAAGTATGAGTATGAACAGTACAAGATTGAATGGGAAGACCTTGCCTACCGCACCTATACTCCAGACTTCGTGCTGCACAACGGCATCATCATTGAGACGAAGGGCATGTTCACTGCCGCTGACAGGCGCAAGCATCTTGCAATCAAGAGGCAGCATCCTAAGTTAGATATACGGTTTGTGTTTGAGAACAGCAGACGAAAGCTACGTAAGGGTGCCAAGTCTACCTACGCTGAGTGGTGCATCAAGTATCAGTTCAGATACTATGACCGCATCATACCAGAGGATTGGCTGAAAGAGAAGGGCAAGAACAAACACCCCAAGTTCATCAAGTTTAGTGGAACCAAAGTGAAGAGGAGATAACTATGTCACATGATTCAATCGACGGCGACGATTTCGTCATCCGTGTAAGACCATTTACAAGAGGCGAAGAGTGGACAGGTGAGATTGATATCTCAATTATCTCCTCTCCCGACAACACACTGAATGACGAAAGCTACGGACAACTCATGCACTTCTGTAAGATGATGTGTTCCACCGTACCTATCATGGAGCATGACGAAGCAATACGCAACATGGTACACACATATGTGATGGAAGTTGTTGACAACGAACCAGAGGATGTGTTAGAAGAAGACGATGAGCAAATCACTATCACCCAAGAGGATGGTAACGTGATACGACTAGACTTCTCTAGCAAGACGAAAGGGAGTGCATGATGCGACACGAAGTGTTTATGAGGAAGAAAGCTGCTGAACTAGAGCAGGCTGGTAAAGAAGCATATGGGAATGTTGATATGGTCAACAGTCCCCCGCACTATAACAAGACAGGCATTGAATGTATTGATGCCATTGCCGCTGCTACTGGTGATGGGTATGAGCATTACCTTCAGGGCAACATTATGAAGTACCTGTGGCGTTATCGCTACAAGAATGGTACAGAAGACCTCAAGAAAGCGCAGTGGTATCTAGCCAAGCTGATTGAGGAGGTCGAGGGATGCTACGATGAAAGTTAAAGTCTTCATCACGATAGATATCGACCCAGATGAATACCCAATCCCTGCCGACGAGGATGTCGGCACGGAGATTGAGGATGGTATCCGCGAATACTTCTACGATGTAGACGGTGCCGACATACGACATATTAAGACGCTAACGGAGTGACGCAATGAACAATTATCTACCTACAGACTACCAGAACTTTATCGCACTTTCCCGGTACGCCCGGTGGAAGGAAGATGAACAGCGTCGTGAGACTTGGATGGAAACAGTCGAGCGATACTTTGATTACATGAGCAAGCACCTTGAGGAGAAGCATAACTACACCATGCCGGATGACCTGCGCGGTGAACTTGAGGTTGCTGTGCTTAACCAAGACATCATGCCAAGCATGAGAGCATTGATGACCGCTGGACCCGCATTGGACCGTTGCCATGTGGGTGGTTACAACTGCTCCTACGTTCCTGTGGATAGTCCTCGTGCCTTTGACGAGACAATGTATATCCTCATGTGCGGCACTGGTGTAGGCTTCTCTGTCGAGCGTCACCACACAGAGAAGCTGCCTGTCGTCAACGAAGACATGCATGACACAGATACTGTCATCAAGGTTGGCGACTCACGTCCGGGCTGGGCCAAATCCCTGCGGGAACTCATCTCGCTACTGTACGCAGGGCAAGTACCACAATGGGACACGTCAGAGGTTCGTCCTGCTGGCGCACGTCTCAAGACTTTCGGTGGTCGTGCGAGTGGCCCAGCCCCACTGGAGGAACTCTTCCAGTTTACTGTGGAGATGTTCAAGAAAGCGTCAGGCCGTAGGCTGTTTCCTATCGAATGCCACGACCTGATGTGCAAGATTGGTGAGGTGGTTGTTGTCGGCGGTGTACGCCGCAGCGCACTTATCAGCCTGTCCAACCTGAACGATGACCAGATGCGTCATGCCAAGTCAGGTCAATGGTGGGAAAACGAGGGGCAACGTGCGCTTGCGAACAACAGCGTTGCCTACAAAGGTAAGCCAGAGATGGGTACATTCATGCGTGAGTGGGTGTCCCTGTACGAGAGCAAGTCTGGTGAGCGTGGTATCTTCAACCGTCAGGCAGCGCAGAAGCAAGCGTCACTCAACGGACGCCGCGATGCAGAACAAGACTTTGGATGCAACCCATGTAGTGAAATCATCTTGCGTCCATATCAGTTCTGTAATCTGTCTGAGGTTGTTGTCCGGTCGTCTGACACACAACAGACACTAACTGAAAAAGTTCGTTTGGCTACCATCCTTGGCACGTTCCAATCCACATTGACTAACTTCAAGTATCTGCGCAATGTGTGGAAGAAGAACACAGAAGAGGAACGGCTGCTGGGTGTATCACTGACAGGTATTATGGACAACGCCATGATGTCTGGTAAATCAGCCCACCTTGGCATGAACATTGGTGCTACGCTGAACGCACTGAAGGAGCAAGCTATTGTTACTAACGCCGCTATGGCGGAACAGCTTGGTGTCCCACAGTCAGCAGCCATCACCTGTGTGAAGCCGTCAGGCACAGTCTCACAGCTTGTAGACAGTGCCTCTGGCATCCATGCTCGTCACAACCCATACTACATTCGCACGGTACGTGGCGACAACAAAGACCCTATCACGCAGTTCCTTGTCTCTGAAGGTATCCCTGCAGAGCCGGATGTGATGAAGCCAGATAGCACTACAGTGTTCAGCTTCCCAATGAAGTCACCACATGGTGCAGTCACCCGGTTTGATATGTCGGCCATTGAACAGCTTGAACTGTGGCTTATGTACCAGCGTCACTGGTGTGAACACAAGCCGTCCGTCACCATCTCTGTGAAAGAAGACGAGTGGATGGAGGTAGGCTCTTGGGTGTATGACCACTTCGATGAAGTGTCAGGCATCAGCTTCCTGCCATTCAGTGAGCATACCTATAAGCAAGCACCGTATCAGGACTGCACCGTTGAAGAGTATGGAGCAATGCTGGAACAGATGCCCAAGAAAGTAAATTGGGACTTGCTTCGTGAGTACGAGAAGGAAGACACTACATCAGGCGGACGAGAGTTGGCCTGTACGGCAGGTGTTTGCGAAATAGTTGACATTGCGGCAGCATAATGGATAAGATAGCTGAAATACTAGCTAGATTACTCAGCAGATTTGTTAACTTCAAGGAGCCGCCAAGGTATCTACATGGAAAAAAAGACTCGACAAAAGAAGCAGAGTAGTTTAGCATGGAAACGTGGTGAGGGATGGGTGCAATATAATCCTCCCCGCCATCACCCGCAGTACGAAGAGTGGATGAAGATGAGAGAAAAGGAGAAAGAGAATGAAGGAAAAGATGATTAATGTCTTGAAGAACCATGCCCAAGCAAATGTTCATTTACACATGATGAATATTGAGGCATACTTCAAGAACCCTGCAGGTATCGGTGAGCATTCTGATATCATGGAAGCCATTCAAGGAGAGATGGACAAGATGGCTGTCCACGAAGACCGACTAGCAATTCTCAATAACTGGCCTGAAGGAGAGTAAGATGCAGAACATGGAACCGGCAACTAAAGACCGCAAGAAGTTCGACATTGACCTATCGTATGGAAAGGTACGTGAGCAGATGGTAGCTGACATGCTTCAAGACAAGAAGATTGAAGTCAAGTCAGAGCGTGATATGTGGATGCGTACAGGCAACATTGCCATTGAGTACGAGTCCTACGGCAAGCCCAGCGGCATCGCAGCTACGGAGTCTGACTACTGGTTCCACAACCTGTGTATTGGTGATGAAGTGTTTGCCACACTGGTATTCGACACGAACTCACTCAAGCGCATCATCGACAACCTAGATTACAAGAAGAGTGTGTCGGGTGGTGACAACAAAGCGTCTCGCCTGTACCTGCTAAACCTACAGAAGCTGTTCTCTTCCGATGTAATCAAAGCCTTCAAGGAGAAAGCAAATGAACAAGAGCCTAGCTGATAACTTTGCTGCTGGCTTCAAAGCTTTTGGCAGAGCAGAAGAGTTTCGTAGCCCTCGTTTTGGCACTCGCTATCGTCAGGTAGCAAACCCCATGAAGAAAAATACCACTCCTTATCGGGAGTGGCAACGTGGATGGGAGGCTGCGTACTTTAAGAACTTGGAGAAACTAAATGGACTTGGAACTAGAGGCTAAACAGTGGATGAAGGAGAGACAATTGAGTAGCATTACGGCATCTCTGTATCAAGAGAAAGCATGTGAGACAGCAATCTTCCCAAAGAACCGGGCCACAGAGTATCTTACTCTTGGCCTAACCGGTGAGGCAGGTGAGATTGCAAACAAAGTAAAGAAGTTCATTCGCGATGGTGCAACTAAAAACGAGTACCTTGCCAAGCGTATTGAAATTGGATACGAGATTGGTGACGTGCTGTGGTACTGTGCTGTACTGGCTGAAGAACTAGAGATGAATCTTGGACACATCATGGAGAAGAACCTTGAAAAACTCGCAGACAGACACAAGCGTGGGAAAATCAGTGGGTCAGGCGATAACAGGTGATGAAGGGAAAGAAACTATGGAAGAGAGTCAGTAAGATGGACTTAGGAAACCCTGTGATAACAGCCATAGTAGGCTTAGTTATATTCTACATAGGCTTAAAGACATTCTCTGGTGGCATGAAATCTATGGGCAACATAGAACATCTTTCATGGTTCTTGGGCAACCCCTTGTATATGTTTGCAGGTGGCATCATAATGACACTGCTGTGGCAGTCGTCCAGCCTGTCTACTACAGCCATCATTGCACTGGTTGCCTCTGGTGCCTTGCCTTTACCCGCAGCCATTGCCGCAGTGTTAGGAGCAAACATAGGCACAACAGGAACAATCTGGCTGGCAGGTTTGTTTGTGTCAGACGGTATGCCTAAAGGAGATACGTTGCGTATTGCAATGGCGCACACAGGTGTGAACTTGTTTATGGCAGCTACTTTGTTACCGTTTGTATCGCACATAGCACGATGGCTAGGCAGGTTCTGACGTGAAGACAGTCAATAAGGTAACGCCATATAAGGATGTCACGTGGTACGTCAAGTGGACTGCCAGCTTCTTTATACTAGCAGCAATCGTGATACGAGCAGCGGACTACTCACATCTCATGGATATGATATTCGGTATCATTGGAATGGGATTGTGGGCATGGGTAGGATTCATGTGGCACGACAGGTCAATCATCGTGCTGAATGCTATCTCCGCTGCCATACTTGCGGTGGGAATATTAGAGTACATGTAAAAGAGGGGGCAATTAAGCCCCCTTTTCTATCGCATTGCTCTATCGTATGCTTTTCCTATGAGAAGAAGCCTGTTGATATCCTTCTCATCAACACCATCAGGTTCACGGCCATACTTCTCAACAAACTTTACAGAGGCGGCTGTTCTTGTTTCTTTGGACAGTCGCCTATACTTTAGCATGGCCTCTGCATATACAGGCGCATCTGCCGTGAGAACCTTACCCTTCGATATCTTATCTCTAACACGCTTCACTTTCTTCTTGATGAACATACGCATTCTGCTAGAGACATACTTCTCTTCAGTGAACTCTTCCTTTACAGCATCGCTGGCATCCTGATATTGTCTACGTAAAGATTGTTCGTATCTTTTCGCGCCTTCTACAATACCCGGAAGCGCATCTCGCACGACGCTGTTCTCAAACCTACGTATGCTTGGCACCTTTGACCGGCTACCTATTTCATAGTCGGTATATCCAAACGAACTGATATACTCGCCGTACTCGTCATCAATGGTGGCGAGATTGATACCACCAAGCACACGGAACAGTGGTGCCACCCTTTGCTTGTCTTCCGCGAACAAGAACTCACGCTTGGGAAGAGCAGCCTCTTCATCAGGAGACTTGAACCTTGCAAACGGACGAGACAGTTCACGCATGAAAGTGGACTGAAAGTCAAGCGTTGGGTCTTCTGCGGCGTCCTTATACTCTAGTCCACGCACACCCTCTACCCGCTCTGCCTCAATAATCTGCGCAAATGGTACAGCCCAAGTGGACAGATAATTACCCAGAGTTCTTCCAAGAATACGTCCAGCCTGCTCCTCATCAGTCAAGTCTACACCAGACGCCAAGTCAGCTACTTCTTGTATGATACTTTGACCTACGCCTTCACGAATATTGGTGCCAAGAAACGTCTCTGTAAATTCCTTTGCCTTGAAGAAATCACTGAAGGTGCCGTTATTTATACGACGAACAGCCTCTCCAAGATACATAAACTGCCGCATGGGATACTGCGGTGTAGTATCCATGACGGTATCATCGCCCGTTTTCAAGAGTTTATAGTCAGACGGGGCTTCGTCAGATGTCCTGTACTGATACGCAGCACCGACAACGGACATTCCTAACAGGAAGTCTGCTGCATAGTCTATAGCACCCTTATCTTCCTTCTTCTCTTCGGGGTCATCCTTTAAGAGAAATGGTACGGTGCCGGAACCCACGATATTCCTAGAGATTCTTTGCCTATCTTTGGCTGTTAGCTTACCTGCACCTACCCGGCCCATTGTCACGACACTAGCCATCTTACGGGCGAGAGGTATTGATGCTCCTCCCATATACTGGCCCATCAGTTCCATGCTATTGAACATAAACCTTGGGAATGGGAGAACAACAGTCAGACCATTACGTACAATGAACTGTGATGTTGACCTGAACACAGGCACGTCTGGCTGCTTTGCGTATGTAACGTCGAGGGCTTTTTGGGTGGCGTCCTCTACGATACTCATAAAGGAACGTGCGTCTTTCGGACGCATGGTCCCAGCATCATTTAGCAGGTCACGTATCTTACCATCGTTAATGGCGGCGATTAAGTCAATACCGTACTCTCTCTTTACGAGCCTTTCCAGTTCCCCAAGAAAGGCACCCCTACGAATGAGATGCTCTTGCCACCTGTTGGGTGTGTTCAGCACGTCTACGGCGTCCTCAAGGGCTGTAGCAACGGCATCTGCACCTTTACCAAGAGTCGTGGTTGCCTCACCCCTACCTGTTAGTCGTTGAATCTCGTTGATGTTGTTGAACATCAGGTCAAACTGCCCTGCCAGTTCAGGTCTATCCAAGATGAAGTCCACGTACTGACGTGTATCAGACACTACGTTAGGGTCAAACATGTATTTCATATGACGGAAGCTATCGCGCCAGTTGTTCAAACTTAGCATGGATTTAGCGCCAGCCGCTACACCCCTAATGCCACCCTTTTCTGATGCATTATACAGGGCAGTATCCATCACGTTACCAAGCCCCTCAAGCGGCGCACGAATGCCACCAGACTGCAAGTTACGAGCAGCAGTGGCTACCTGTGAAACGAGGCCACCCCGGCGAATGTTCTCCATCCGCATCACGCCCTTACGGATTACGCCCTGCGCGTTGACAGTGGCTTTCTCCTGCATAGCAATCATCTCATTTGCTGGGCGAAGACGCTTGATTTGAGATAGCTTGTTAAGTATCTTACCTGCTTCAGAACCAGAACCTACGACAGTCAACACATAGTCTTCAAAAGACAGCCCATACTTGTTCAACATGTCAATGAGTTCGTCGCTCTTCAGCAACTCTTCATTAACTGTTAGTTCAAACAGGTGGTCAATAGTGGTATATTCTTTGCCTTTACGTGGTCCTTCCTTATGTATCTTCTTTTTGAATGCGTCTGGATTGCGCTTCTTCAAATCAGATACTATGGCTACGAGGCCATCAAACTTCTCTGGTTTCAGGAGAGGTTGCGTAATCTTCTCTCCCTGACCGGCCAGTTCTGACAGCCCGTGTAATTGCACACTAGCGTCTCCCGTAAGAAACTCTCTTACTGTACCACGCTGCGCTTCCGCCACGTCTTCTGCTGTCTCTACGCCAGCCTGTCTAGCCTTGTCAAAGTCAATCTTCAGACGCCCGTCAGCACCTGTGCGAGATATTGTTTTGCCTGTCTCTGCTTCAAACAGAATAATCAGGTCTTCGGCAACATCCTGATTAGCTTCCGCTACACGTGCTGCTTCGTCTGCTCTCTTGGCAGCTTCTTCTGCTGTGGCACCCTTTGCCTTGCTGATGTTTAGACGCCGGTTCCATGCTTTATCAGCAGCCTTTACTGCCTTCTCTTTGGCTTTTGCTTTTAGTGCGTCTGTCTCATCTATTTCTTTGGCTACAGAGGCACTCAACCTCTCTTTAGCAGCCACAATCTTCTTGCTTGCAGCTACTTCAGCGGCTTTGTCTGTTGCCCCTGCATGTTCTTTAATCGCTGAACGAAGGTCGTCAGCAGCTTGCATGGACTGACGCTGTATTTTAGTGCTTGCCTTTGCAGCACCCGTCCCTATGTCACCAGCTTTACCAACAATACCAAGCATAGGAATGCTTTCAGTGAAGGTGATGAAGTTCATGGCTTCTCTACCCGCACCTTCTGCAAACGTCTTGGGGTCTTGTTTGCCCCCGGTAATAGCAGTAGTCATTGTGTCGTACAACTTTGGGTTAGTATTTTGTAACCCCTCTGCCATAGCCTGTACGCCGTCTTGGAAACTGTCTCCTATATACCCTATACCTGTGCCAAGGCCATTCAAAGTAGTCATAGTCTCGCTACCAAGACCGTACTCGTTCATAAACTTAAAGAACCCGGTAAGGTATGGACTATCTTTTTCGTTATTCTTAATAAACTCTGGTATGAGTTCTTGCTCTACATAATCTTCTTCACTCAAACCGGCTTCAGCGGCTTGGTCTGCTAAAATAGCATCTTCTTCTGCACGTTTTTCTGCAGACAGTTCTGTCCTTGACAGACTAGCACGTCTATCTGACTCTATATTGTTTGCTACGATGTCCCTAGCATCTCGCGGGTCGTTATAGACGTATTTATATGGTCCAGTTGTAGAAGTCGTACTTACGTGTCTAGCTATTCTTTCTTCGGGTCTGTCTTCTGGCACCAGAGAAAGTTTAGTTAGGATACCCAGTTCTTCTGCCTTATCAAAGTCGGCTATTGTACCATCTTCCGTAAACAAATCTGGCTGGGAATCTTTATAGTAGTAAAACAGTTCTTCTTGACTGAAAGGTTCAGCAGGCTGCTCTTCAACGGCTTCAGGAACATCAGTAATAGCTGCTTCATCTGCCGGAAGACTTACAGTGTCTTCTGCAGGAACAGCGTCTAATCTTGTTTGGAGGGCGTTTGTGGGGGGTTCTTGCTCAAGCCTAGCACGAGCCTGTGCCATGCGGTCATCGTCAGGAGGGGCATCTGGTCCTAGTGCTTGAGAAGGACCAGAAGCAACCTGAGACTCATCAAGAAGCCTTTTCTTAGCCCTTTCTAAAGCGTCCATTAGTAGATGTCGTTTCCTGTCCAGATGAGGTGTTTCTTAACACCATTCTCTTCGTACTCAATAATCTGCCCCGTTTCATAGGCACGGTCTTTATATGCTTTGTGCAAGATACTCTCAAGCACACTGCCAAAAGCATTGCCTGTTGCTGGGTTGACTATTGGTTGAGTTTCAATTACATCAGCTTGGTTATCATTTGCCGACAATCTCTGTCGCTTGTAATTGTTTAGGTCAGCCTTTAGCTGATTTCTTTGAGCCTCAATGGTGTTATCCATTTGCGTATCATTAATACCGGCTGTTCTTTGCTCTACGTTGTCCAAAGCCATAAACATGCGGTCATAATACTGCACTTCATTACCTTCAATAGCGTATTCAATTTGACCTTCGATGTCCTGTATAAGACCGACAGGCTCTAGCATACGCTTGATTTCAGAATTGATGATGCTATCAACGGATTGTTTAGAGAACGTAGATGTAGTTGCTCCCGTGTCCGTATCTTTTGCTTGTGCAATGGCTGACAGCCCTTTAATGGCGTGTACACGCTGACGCTCAAGTATTTCAATTTCATTTGCATCCTGCATTTCTGGAGGACGGGACATAGCTTTTGCAAGTTTCTGGTCCGCACTTACAAGCATAGCCTCAAAGGTAGCAAACTCCGGTGCGTCTCGCAGTTTTGCAATCTCTAGCCGCTTCTCCTCAATGTTAAGTTTACTAAGGTCACGAGTTAGCAGACGGTCTTCTGCTTCATCTTCTGCCTTTGCAACGGCCAAGTCCAAACGCCTAGCGTCACGTGCATCTCTAGCAAAGTCTAGTGCCAGCTTCAGTTCGTTGTTTTCTTGGTCTGCATTAAACTTTTCAAGAGCAAGTTCATAGTTTCTATCTGCATCATCAAGCCGCGCTTGCGCAGACTTCATATCCATTGTGAACTTTTTGCCCTCACGCACAAAGCGTGTCTCTTCACGAGCAGCTTCTTTAGCTGCAAGGAAGCCAGACCGGTCGATGGTAGCCATCTGTACATCAACAGCACTGGCACGTTGCGCAGAGATTGGCGCAGCCTCTTCTACTTGAGCATCAACCTCTTTACCAAAGTCTTTATTAAACAATGCACCGTACAAACCAGTAGCTTTTACTTCGCCCTCTTTAGATGGCATTGTGGTAATTGGAGTAACAAACTTACTAATGTAATCTTCGTATGTACCCGGCTCTGCAATCTCATCAGCAAAGGTAATCGCAGTCTTAACATCAACGCCAGATTGTTTGTTTTTCAAGAGTTCTTGATACAAAGACTGTGCGCCAGAAAGATTGCCACCACCAGCTTTGTAAAGTTGCGCGGCCTTATCAACATCGCCATCGACAAGACTAGCCAGATTACCAAGGGTATCTCTTAGGTCACGCTTTTCTTTTTCTTGCCGCTCTATTTCAGCACGACGGCGGGTGATACGATACTGAGCCATTCCTTCAGCACGTTCTTGACTACGTTCAATATCTTTTTTAAGCTGCGCATCAACGCTAGTTGCCGCACCTGCTACAAGACCACTAAGAAAACCCATTATGCTCTCCGTGCCATCAGACCTTTAGGCTCTTCGTCTGCCTCTTCTGTCTCTGGTTCTTTCTCTTCTACTTCTTCAATGCGTTCTTTCATCTCACGACGAACTTCATCTAACCGTGAGTCGCTTGTCTGCTCTGTATCCACATCATCAGACAGGCCATCATCATATTCAATATCTGCGTTTTCTGCAATCAACATCAACATTTCCATGATGAGTGGAATGACTAGCATACCGACATCAATGTTGTGTTTGCCTTCCATAACGCTGGCCATCTGCATAGAGTTAGCAATGGTTGTTACGGGAACACCCATTTTCATAACCTCGACGGCTTGTTCCATATATTCTTCGGTAGCCATACGGTCCATATAAAAGTCTATGGCTTCGTCCACGGTATTAAACTGTGACGGAGATTGCCACGGCCTTGCCCCCAACTCATGCGTCAAAGACATGCCCGATATGGGTGCATCAAACAATGGTGTGGGTTGCTCAATCGCCATTTTTCAACATCTCTCGTTGCTTGCGAAGCGTTTTCATATGTTGCGCGACACGAAAGGCTGGCTGCTTTACCGTATCGTCACTCATATTAGACATATTTTTACGGGGAGCAAGAAGACCAGAGGTAGGCACTTCTTTCTCTTCCTGCAATTTATCAATGTCCATATTAAGATAAAGTTGTCTGGCTGGATTATTAAACATGTTTATTATCACCCAAATTTAGCGCCGATAAACGCACTGCCAAGTGTTCCTACAAGGCTACCAAGAGCAGTTCCGGCGGCAGTATTACTTTGCTCTTCTGCGATTTTAGCACGTTCATCTGCATTAAGAGTAGCGATAGCCATATCTGCAATACGGTTCATTTCGTTTTCGGCAGAAGTCCATGCCCACTCCATAGTATCTGCATAATAATTCCAGAGGTTGTCATAGGCAGTCTTGCTAATATCAAGAATTGCATTAGCGTTAAGTTCGTTAGCACGGTTAACCGCTGCAGTATCTGCGGTGGCAATCTCACGACGCCACTGCGCATTGCTCTGCGCAATCACAAGCTGGTTCTGCGCGTTGAACTGGTCACGCTGGTTGTTCAGTTCAGCATTGAAACGCTCAAGTGTGTTACGTTGACCTGCATTGAACTGCTCCTGTGCATTGACCTGCGAAGCGTTGAACTGTTGTGTTTGATTGGCAAGACCCGCAAAGAACTGGTCAACCTGATTCTGAGAACTTGCATTGAACTGACGTGCAGCATTATTTGCAGCTTGGTCAGTAAACAGGCTTTGAACACGCTGTTGTGCCTTAAACATCTCTGTCTGTTGTTGGCTAGACAGGTTAGTCATATCCATGTTCAAGAAAGACTGTGCATTTTGTACAGCAGCTTGCTGCCTGTTATTGAGGTTGGACAAGTCCATGTTGGCCAGCGCACTAGCCTCTGCAATAACCATAGCCTGACGGTTGGACAGGTTGTTTAGGTTCATTGTGTTAGCAAGGCGGCTATTCTCAAGCTGCACTTGTTGCTCTGCTGTAAAGTTCATATTAGCTACATCGCTAATTTTAGCAGCATTCTGGACACGGGCTTGAAACTCTTGGTCAAACTCTTGGCCGATAAACTGTGCGCGTTGTTGTGCAGATAGCATAGCACGTTGTTGACGATTAGAAAGGTTCTGTGATTCAAACTGTGCGCGTGTAGCAGCATCAGCTTGAGCAATAGGAAGGGCAGCTTCTAGTGTGGCTTGTACAATGGCTTGACCTGCAAGGCTAGATGCACCAAGACCACGCGCAGCCATTGCTGCTGTAGCATTACGCATAGCACCTGCAGCCCATGCTGGAGGATTAGCGGCATCAAAATTAGCAGTAAGTGAAGCAAGCTGTCCTTGCACGGTAGCTTGTGTGCTAGGTGTTGCTTCTGCGGCTTGTATCTGTTCTGTGAAGTTAGCGGCAGTCTGCGCATCTGCAGCAGCGCCGGAGATAAGTTCACCGTCCTGAATCTGTCTTTGCACAGGATTGTCAATGAGAATAGCATTACCCTGTGCAGCCTGTAGATTGCCTACACTGGATGCCGTTTGCTGGGCCGCTGTGACCTGCGCACGTGGGTCTACAGTACCCTGCGCTGCCTGTGTAGCTTCAAGTGCTGCACCCACCGCTGGTGCCGCTTGAGCGGCTTCTATTGTAGACGCAGCTTTTTCCTGCACAGCAGAAGCCTGTGCTACACCAGCCATAGCTGTCGGCACAGCTACGCTGCCTGTTAGTGTTCCAACCTGTGGGGTTACATACTGACCTGCCTCACTGACTGTAGGCGCAGCTTGCACTACACCGCCAACAGGCAGACCGGGCTGATACATGCGCTGCATAGATGCTTCATTAATTGTTGGGGGTGCTGTTGTTTGTGCAGCAGGTGGTATGTTTGGCTCTGGTATGAGCGGCCCTGTACCCGGTCCACCCGGTAGGGATGGCGTTGGCCCCACCTCTGGTGCAGGACCACGACTCGCCATGTACTCACGGTACGCACCGCCTATTACAGGATTTGCAAAGTTATATGTTTGCCCACCTACTTGTACCGGGTCAAGGACAGCAGGTGCAGCAACTCCTAACAAACCGTCACCGCCGCCCATGACCCTTTGTTTGTAGATATCAGACTGTAAAAAATCTTGATAGCCGGGTGCATTTTGTGGGCTATATTGGCCCCCGCCTTTTTTAGGCTTGTCAAAACTTTCGGGAAATGTTGAATATCCCGGTGAATTAAGACCGGGGCCGATGGATATTCCCTGTGGCAACATGCCACCCGTCTGCATCTTCACCACACCACCCTTTGCCATCTGCATGGCAGCGTTAGTGTACCGTTGCATCTGCTGTTGACGCATTGGGTCTTGTTCAATGAAACTCTGGAACTGCCCCATGTCGCCACTGTAGCCCATAGCTTTGGCGATTTTGTTCATCGCTTCTGGTTTGAATGCCTTGAATACAGCCATTAGTTAAGTCCCATAAATACTGATACCACCATTGCTACCACCAGCACGGTGCTACCCATAATCATCGCCTCAAGCCGCCACATGCGTTTATCCAAGCTGTCTAGCTTTTCCTGCACAGCGGCGTACCGGATGGCACACTCTTTCTCGTGCGCCTCTAGTTCCATCTGGGTTTTGAGTACGGGTTCCATCGCCAGCTTCATTACGATGCGGTGTAGCCGTTACCCGCCGTGATGGCAGCATTGACCGCTGTCATGTCTTCGCCGGTCCAGTAGTCCTTTGTGACCATCAGTTCCAGATGCTCGACGTTGCGGTCAACACAGTCTTGCCTGTCTGCTGCGTCGTCATCAGCCATTGCATCGCCAGCAATGATGGCATTGATGAGGTCAACGCTGTGACCCATCGCTGAGTAGTTCTGTGTGATTTGTTCGCTAGTAATTTCGTCCATTTTAGTCTCCTTCTGGCAATGCACCTTCAAGCGGTGCTTTCTTTAGAGGTTCAACAATGACTTTTCCGTCGTCATCAGTCCAATCTGTCCCATACATATGGGCATCTTTTCTCTCGCCTATAACGAGCCAAGAGATAGTGTCGGTGCAAGTATTGTCTTGCGCCGTAATGGTCAAAGTGTTGCCAGAAACTGAACCACGAACCGCTGTCCAGCCTGTTTCATTTGAAGTGAAGCACTGGACTTCCCTGTTCAATGCAGCAAATGTCCCGTCCGTCATCCCAGCAACAGTGTCAATATTCACAGTGGCAGACCCAGCAACCAATGTTACTTTGCCTCTGTAAATATTATCGGCTTGTGGTGCTTCCACAAAGGAGTGGACAAGGTCGTGCGTGTCTTCTTTGGCTTCTAGCGGGTGAGGAATCCTGAAAGAACCAGATGCTTTTGTAAGCGCACCGCTACAAGCAACAGTATTGGCTACAAGGGATATTGTAGATAGATTAACTTGTGCTGCACCGTTACTGTCTAACCCTCTTATTAGAAATTGCTTTGAACCGCCGTTACTACCAGAGTTGTCAGATATA